AGGCTCGGCGAAATCAGGAAGGTAATCGTATTCGACGTTCTTGCCCACACCTGACATGCCGAGATCGCACCCGCGCCGGGAAGGTTCCTAAGACGAACAATATCCTCCTCCTGCGCGGTCGTATTCGCTGGCAGAGTGAAGGTGACTTGCGAGCCGTCAGAGGTCCACGCTCCGAGGTTCTGCTGCTCATAGATCGGTTGAACCCAATAACTGACTTCTTGGCCGGAGAGAACGGGTAGAGGGTAGTCGTTATTAGGGCCGTCTTGAGTGTCGACCTGACGATAGACAAACCCGCCCGGACCCCATGAACCTGGAACGACCGTTTGCAGCGCGCCGCGGTTCCATGTGCCGTTAGATGGGCGAGTTATTCCAGCCGCATCCACATTGAAGGGAGAAGCAAGGGCGAGCGAACTGTTGACGTTCGTCCCGTTGCCGGTGAGGTTGAAGTTGTAGTTCGACGAGTCGACGAAAGGGTTGGCTTGAGATGTTGCCTTGATGTCTCCTGTGCCTGTATAGCCGAAATTTACAGTTCCCGAGTTGAGGACGGAGTTGTAACTTTCGACTGCATTCGGGAAGACGCCAGGCCCAGCTACGGGCGAAGGAGAGACATGGTCCTGACTATCAATGATGCCGAAGTAGAGACTGCCTCGTTCGGTGTAGATCCCGGTGCAAGTTCCGTCACAATAAGGGGTGAAGTGATTGCTATAGTCGGTCTTGTCTCCTACCCAGGTGTTGTTGATGAGGTTGATGCCAGTTGCAGAGCTCCCCGAATTGGCGACGACAAAGGTTCCTGAAGAGACGCCGGGGCGCGTCGAGCTGGGAAGCTGAAAGATGAAGTTGTTAAAGATGTTCCAGTTCGCCGCATCTCCCCCGTTCAGGACTGACCAGTACCCCGTCCCTTGAATCTCCTGAATCAGATTATTCGAGAAGGTGAAGTTATCCATCTGGCTTCCATCGCCGAGCCAGAATTGACCGTGGCAGTTCGCCGATGAAGCATTTTGATTGAAGTGGTTGAGATTGAAAATAACGCCATCCCCATAAGGCGTGTCGATGAAGTCGCAGGCGCTATCGTGAGCGTAGTTGTGCTCGAAGAGGAAGTTGTTGCAGCCGTTGCGACAGTACAGGGTGTGCTCGTTGGAGTTGGTCAGAGTGTTCCCAGCATCTCCCGCACCGACGAGCTCTACATAGCGCACCACCCATCCAGAGGCTCGCGTCACACCAACGTCGTAGGTGGAATTGATCCACAAGACGCCATAGGTCGTCGCGCTCGTTCCCGAAGCCATGATCTTGATGCCGCAATCCGAAGCCGACGCGTTGACCGCTGGCGACACGCCACATCCTGCCGTCGACGTTCTTCCATTGCCATCGAAGGTGTAATAGCCCTGACCACCCGTCGTGCTGACCGTGCCGCCAGTACCAGCGAAGACCGCTTGAGAGGAGCCCATCGTGGAGGCATTCCAACCACCCGAGATGTCGTTCGAGCATCCGTCAGCCGTGCGCCCATAGTCGTAGGCCTGCGCCTTCTTGAACGTGATGCGCGTAGTTCCAGAGGTCGCTGTGGTTGGGGTGTACGTTCCATAGCTTCCGTCAGCCAGGTAATACGTGTCGCCACGCACCGGCGCCGTCGGAAGCTTCTGCATCGCGTTCGACCAGCTAGAGCCATCCTTCGAGCCCGCTCCGGCTACACTTACCGCATGGCAGGACGCTTGTGCGATCGACGGCAGCAAAAGAATCAGTACTGCGAGCAAAACCTTACGCATTAGCTGCACCCCGTAATGATTCCGTTCACGACCGTGAGAGTTGTTGTAGGTGCGCACGAACCGGTAAACCCGGCCGCTCCGCTGTCCTGAATGTCGATGCCATTCGAGGAGAAAACTGGGATATGGCCTGAAGTCCCAGCGGTCCCCGCACCGACCACTTTCACCGCGCCGGTATTGTTGTTGTTCATCGACCAGCGATGAGCCGTCGAGTCAGCCCAGAATCCATCCACCCCAGATACCCCTGAAGGAGCCGTGCCTTCAGTTCCGCTCCATCCAAACCCAGCGCCCGATGCGTCCGTTGAGTGAAGAGCAGGAGCGTAGAAGTCTTGCGAGGATGTGACCGCGCCGGCGTTCGTTGTCGTGTCCAGAGGGCTATTACCGATAGCTGAAGAACTGGTGGCTACTGGAATCTTTCCGGTCGTCAGTCCCGAAATCCCCCCGGTTCCTGGGCAAGTCAGAATTCCTGATGACGTTGTGCAAGTCGTTCCATCGGGCTTTACGCCTCCGAGAACTGAGGTGGTAGCTTGCGGCAAGGTATAGCTACCTCCGTTGGCCAGCACAAAAGCTGTCGTCGCTACCTGTGTCGTGTTGGTTCCCACGGTCGCTGTAGGGGCTGTAGGAGTCCCGGTCATAGTCGGAGAGGTTAGGGACTTGTTGGTAAGCGTCTGCGTGTCCGTATCGCCAACAATCACCCCTGTTGGAGTCGCCTTCGATGTCACCCATGCGGATCCGTTCGATACTGCAATCCCGGCTCCGGGGTAGACCATCCCACCGCCGCCTCCGGTAAAGTTGCAAGTCCCCGAAGCGCAGCTTACCGATCCGGTAAAAGTGTAGGCTCCCGAAACTCCGTTGATGCTCGACACCCCCGTCAAAGGCACCGTGCACCCTCCCGTACCCAGGGCGCATGGCGTTCCGTTGATGGTTACGCTTGAGTTGGCGAGAGCGGCGTTAGGAATAGGCCCAGCAGCCACCGACAGCACCGGCGTAGAGTTTCCCGTAGCCACAGAAGGCACCAACCATGTGGGCCACCCTCCGGCAGGAGACGAGAACATCGAGACAGACCCGCCACCGGGAGAGCCACACTGGCCGTTTGCCTGAGGTACAGCCGTACCCGAGCAGTCTCCCGTAAACTGCGCAAAGAAGTCGGCTACGGTCGCCTTGCGTGCGCTGGACACGCTGAGGGCATAGACGAAGCCGGGATCAGAGGGAAACGTCGCCTGACCGCCGCCAGGCCCGGCAAGCGATATGTTGAAAGTTCCCAGCACTCCGGGGTTGGTGATCGAATAGCTATACATTCCCGGTCCGCCCCAGAACCCGAATCTACCGTGAACGTCAGCGGTAATCGGCTGCGTGATCGGCTGAGTCAGCCCGGGGTCAGAGTAGACGTTGACCACGTTCGTACAGGGCGACCCTACCGCGGGATAGGCGCAGACCTTGATCTTTGCGAATGGAACCGTATAAACGACAGAATTTGCCCCGGGAGGGACGCTGCTTGAGGAGGTGAAGACGTTGCTGTCAAACCACGTCCCTTGAGCGGCTGCCGTACCGGAGATACATAAAAGCACCAGAGCCCTGAACAATTTCATACAACCTCCTTAGGGACGAACAATGCATGTTAGGTTTACGGTCGCATTGGCTCCCGCTGTAGCCGTTCCGGTCAGCGTCCAAGCTCCTGGCGTAGTGTTTGGCGTGGTGTTCGTTCCACCATTCGCTCCAACCCAGTTGAGCCCGAACTTGCCGGTAGTCGTGGATCCGGCCGCGCTGCCGAGGTAACTGGGGTCACCGCAAATCGGATGATTGAGGTAGAGGCTGACCGTCGTGTAAGTGAACGACCCGCCCGTAAGCGCAACCTGAATGGCTGAGTCGGTATTAGCCGCTATCGTAGACCCGTAACTCAGCGCCTTCGAAGCGTTCATGCTCACCGTAGTCGAGACAATAGAGAGCGGCCCAGTGCTGTTGGCAACGTTCAGAGTGGCCGCGTGAGTCGTTGCGTTGTACTTGTAGGAGGTATTGGATTCTCCACCGAAGACGCCGACATTGAAGACGTAGAAGTCGCCCTTGACCGTGGTCATAGGCCCAGCGGCTACCGTAGGGTTTCCGCAGTTTGAAATCTGATACTGGGCAACGCCTCCTAGCGTTCCCGAGTTGGGAACCATCTGGAAGACTTCGCACGGACTGGGGACGCCGGCCCCGAGCAATTCCTGCCCTTGGATGATCGACCCGCTCGTCATGGAGGTAACGGTGAGAATCCCGCCGCTTATGGAGCCGGTAAAAGATGAACCTTCCCCGTTGGCTCCAATTGCAGCCAGCATTGCGCCGCCGCTGGGTGGCGTGGTCTGGTAGACCATGCCATTCTGCCAAATTCCTTGGATTCCGAAGGCTGCCAACGGCAGGTCTACGGGAGCATTTCCTGTTTGCCGAGCATTGAAGAGACGATAACCAACAGCAATCGGGTTGAATCCTAGATCGCCAACCGTCAGACCTTCAGATCCCTGCTGAATAATCCCGTTCAATCCTTGAGAGTTCGCCACCAACCGGGAGATTTGACGCACATTGATATGACCGCCGCTGATTACACCTTGAACAGGGCTCGCTTCCCAGACGGTATGACCGTTGGCCCAGTTGACGTTGTTGTATCCGAGCTCAGCCACGCCAAGAGACCCGTTTGCAGTTCCAATAATCTCTGCGTAGGGAACGATCGTAATTCCAGAGTTATAGGGCAGAAGGTTTCCGGTAAGGTTGCCGTTGCAGTTCCCCGTAACGCAGTTCGCGAAAACCATCGTTGTCGCGTCTAAGGCTCCGAGGATGGGATACAGAGCAGGATTCGAGGCCGCGACTGCAGTTCCAATAAACGCCTTCCCATCCATATTTCCGCCTTGAAAGCAGGCTGCCGGGTTGGAGTTTCCTTGTGTAGCGTCCCATGCATTACGAGATCGGAAAGTCACGGATTGAAGTCCGCCAGAGGGAGCTCCTACCGCCGTGATCTGCATGTATTCGATCTGATGGCCAGCGCAAGTCATAGCGCCCACCGTAAAGGGTCCAGGGCTGGCCGGAGATGTTCCCAGAAGGATGTTGGCCGTAACGGTCACGTAGTTCTGATACATGCCGACAACGGGGTTTCCGGGATAACTGACAGAGGCCGGCTGCATCTTGCCCCAAGCCGTAGACGGAACTAACGTAAATCCGCTGATCGTCTGCTCTAGAGCATTGATCTCATTGTGGTTTATTGGAGTCGAATTGATCGTAGCCGTTCCCACGATGGAGCTACTGTCGTAAACGTAACCCTGATCGGAAAAGTACCCGTTGATGTTGGTGTTGATTTGGGTCGAGCCTAGAGTTCCTCCCGACTGAATCGTTCCGGCAAGTGGTCCGAATTGTTGAATCTCTTCTCGAATTCCTGCGCAGCCTTCGTCAGCTCCAGAACTGGCGTTACAGGCACCGGCGACGTTGATGTTTGCCGATTGGCAGTCGCCTCCTCCGATGCAGAACATGTTCAGATTCATGCCTGCATGGTTGCCGCGCTGAAAGGTCTGGAAGTTGTAGTAAGGGCCGCCGCCAGTGTGCTCTTGAAAGGAGTTGATTGACCCGTTGGTTCCAGGGTTATGACCGCGCCCGACGATGTTGTAATTGTTCTGAGCGTAGTAGTATCCGACGGGAGCCTGGCCAACGTTCACGTTCTGATTGGCCGTTCCGGTCCACAGGTTGCAAATGAAACGAGCATTCGTGTTGGGTGCAATCTGTGTCGGGTTGGAACAAACCTGGTTGAAAGTAAATGGCTGATTCGTACCGTTTCCAGCCGTCAGCGCAGGGAAGGTGAACTGATTATTAGTGTTGTCTACGGTCGCGTTCGTAGGCTTGGTTGTCTTGGGATCAGAAAATGATCCTACCCGGTTCAGTTGCCCGACAACGTTTCCACCGCCACCACCGCCACCGCCTGCGATCGTGGTGATGAAGGTCCCCATGTACTTTCCGGTCGGCGATACGATCGAATAGCTGTACTGGCCCGGAGTGACCCAAAACCCGAACCGTCCTTGATTGTCGGACTCGATCGGATTTGCCTGAGGAATCGTCAGTGCCGGATCTTGGAAGATTGGAACGGTATTGGTGCATGGCTCACCGTTATTGGGGTATGCGCAGATGGTGATCATCGAATACGGAACGGTATAGAGCGGCGCCGAAGCCCCCCAAGGGACATCTGTTGACGAGGTCGTGACGTGGGAATCCAGACGAGCTCCTTGGCCGAGACAAACCCCCGACAGACACAGCAACACGATCAACAAACGCTTCATTCGGTTCTCCTGGGCACTAAAAAGCCGCCTCAGCGGGCGGTGTGGGTGTAAAATTTGAGGCGGAGATAGCTTGTGGTTATTGAGGCAGTAGTTCTAGCGGTCCTCGTCGTCCTTTGGGCTTGGTTTTGGCCTAGAGGACCCCGTTATACGGGTGATTGGGACGATCCTCCCCGCACCTCTAGCAAGACCAGGAAGTAACCCCCCTGCACCGTACATTCCCGTCGCCAAAGTCGTTCTCACTGGCACAGAATCAGCCAGTAGAGGAATCGCACCAAGCAGCGGATGCTTAGTTGCTTCGCCGAGAATTATCCCGGCCGCTCCCTCCGCGCCTTTTCTGCCCAGTTCGGATAGTGGACTTTGTCCCGTATCCGATCGCATCGTTGCGCGGTCTGCTAAGCGACCTGTTCCCTGATAGATCTTGTTTAGCTTCGCAGTTTCGGGGACAGCATCCGTGAGTAGACCGCCGATCCCTCCAACCGTCTGCTGCCGAACCTTATTGAGATCGAACATCGTTGGATCATTCCAGCGAGTGTTCTTCGAGATGGGCTGCTTCATCTCATCAAAGAGTTCTGAGGGAGTGAAGCCGCCGCGACCTTCTGCCGCAACAATGGGATTGAGTAGCCGATCTTCGTAGGCGGGGATTGAAGCCGAAACGCCTGTCCCGCCTGCGCTATCCTGCAAGCTTCGAAGTTTCCCTATCGGCTCTGCTACTGCGTCGAATACGTTCGAAGCTGGGATGCGAACCCCTCGCGCACCAGCGTCGTCATAGGCCGACCGTAGCTGCGTGCCGGTCTTTTCCTTGATGTTAGATGCCTTCTCACCAAGGCTTTCCAGCGACAGAGCGGGTCCGCCACCACCTTCAAGGTAGGCTCTCCCCGGCATCGCTCCATGAGAAACGTCTTTCGCCCGAAGACCGACGGTATTGTCGATGATCTTGCCTGCGGTCGTCTTCAGCCTTCCGCCTACCGGTTCTGCAATCGTAGGAGCAAGATGCGCAGCTCCACCGATCGCTGCCGCCGTGAGCGTGTCTCCTACCGCATTGGCCACACCTTTGCTGTTCGGATTCTCTCGAATATCTGAGATGAGGTCGGGAGTCTTCGAAGGATCGACCCACCCTGCCTCGGAAAGGATCGTGCTTGGGTGAAGAATTGGACGTACTAGGCCCGCAGCGTTGCTTTTGATTCTTCCGCCAACGTTATCCGCAAAAGTAGGAGCGGGCTCCTTCAAGTCGACTGCCGGATGCGCGCTGACTGAAGGTAGATCTACGCCTTCAGGTAGTCCCGCAGGTTTATTCGCAGACGGGGAGTTCTGCTGAAACCAGCTCCCTCCCTTTGGCGCGTTCTGCTGAAACCAATCAGCCATTACTGCACCACCTTCGCGCCGAGCTTCTTATAGTGATCGACTTGATCGGAAGGAACAGGCTGCTTAGAACCATCCGGGGCCTGCATCATGACGGTGCCACTTCCTCCAGCATGACGACCGCCTCTTCCGCCTAGAGACATGCCACCGCCAATAGTCGAAATGCTTGGTGCGAGTCTGTCGTAAGTAGCCTGAAGTTCGATCATCTTTCGATTTGCCAATTCAGGTGTATCTCCCGCAGTTGGTGCCGCTTCCAACATTCTTTGCGTCTGAGCTTCAGCAGATGTTCCCTTAGCCGCAGCGCGCAAAGTCCCTAGTTGTTCACGGAATGATGCCAGTCCAGCAATTGCGTTGACCTGTTCCGTTGAAAGCCCTGACTTTACGAGCTTGGATCGGAGTGCAGTACTTAATACTCCGCCTTCAGCGCCATGCAGCGCGTCGATTACGCGCACATCATTTAATGAAGCCCCACTCTTATGGAGAGCGTCCAGGTAATCGCCAGTACGCTTGATTGATCCGGCCAAGTCTTTGAACTGCCCAACATTGCTCTGCTGCGTGATGGCTGTCTTGGCACCCTTGAGGCCGCCAGTCGTGACGTTGCCCTCATCATCCTGAAACTGAGGAGCGTTGGGAAGAGGATTGCCGTCCGGGCCCATGCCATAGAAGTTGGCGTTCTGATCGTTGCGGCGAAGTTCGAGGCCCTGAGCGCGCAGCCCGAGACTACCCATCGCCACCTTCAAGCGCTGATCGACCTGCTGCAGCTTCTTCTGCGCTTCAGTCCATTCCGGCGTGCCTGGGATGTAGTGGTTCTTCTGGATATCAGCCATGACAGCCGACTTGTCCGCGGTCGCCTGATGCATGGCAGAAAGAGCCTGGTGATCCTTGAAGGCCTGAGACTCGTGATCGTCAGAAAAGGCCGGAACGCCTTCGTTATCCCACGTGACAAGCTGCCCTCTGGATGCAGCTGCCTGTGCCACCCGATCCCTTACCGCCAGTTGGCGCTGTTCGATCTTTGACTGCTCAATCTCAGGGCGCGCTTTCGTGTAATCGGTTAGGGCTTCTTCTTGGCCGGTCTGGGCCTGTTTGTACTCGTTACCAAGCTCCTTCCCGAGGTATCCCTGCTCCTGCCCTAATAGTCGCTGGTGGTTCTCCTCTGTGCCTGGCGTGAAAGCCGCAGCCCGAGGAGCAATGATGGACTCAGCCACGTTCCCAACACGCGCCAAGCCACGCAGGAACGGATTGTGGATCTGGGAGATTCCCGACCCGCTATCGTTCAACCGCTGAAGTTCGTCCTGATGGCCAATGATGGCGTTGCGCGTGTTCGCCACCATTGGATCCGGTGGTGTCTGCGTGACTATCGGCCCAGCCGCATTAGGTAGGACCGGAGCAGCAATAGGCTGAGGAGGCACAACCGGCATTCCCGCAATTGCCTCCGGAATCGGCAACCTCTGAAGATCTTTGTAATCGCGGATGAGAGGATTAGCCACCGTAGCTCACCCCCTTATAGCTTCCGGTCGGACTGATTGCGCTGATCACTCCCAGAGTGTTCTGCAACCATCCCTGCCTCTGCGCCGCGCTCTGTGTCTGAAGTGCCTGATTCGAGAGTCCGAGGGCGCCTTCACCAGCACCGACGTTCTCTCCATACAATCCTTCGAGCCCGCTAAGGCCTTCGCCGCGCTGCTGTTCCTTCAGCATGGCGTTCTTGTTTTGGATTCCGAGAGAGGCATCGGAGAGGGCGGCTGTCGCGTCATGCGCGGCTTGAGTAGCCACCGGGGCATAGGCACCAGCGTTATTCGTGCGAGCCGCGGCAAGGTTCCCCTGCCCTACGATCGCCCCTGTCGCGCCTCCGATGGACTGCTTGGCCGAAGTGGTCATGTCGCCCAAAGTCTGAGGGCTGAACCCTTGAGGATTCGTCGCCATGCGATTCAGGGTCGGCGTCAGTATGTTGTAGCCAGTAGACGCACGATCTCCATAGGTACTGGCCAGACCTTGTGCCGACTTCGAATTCGTTCCTGCTGCTGCGCTTGTGTCTCGTGCCAAGGCCGACCCCCTAAAGTTCTTTCGCGAAACAAGTCCAGCGAGATTGCACCCAGCCGAACACTTTCTTCAACCGTCTACCGAATGTCCTAGCCACCTCAGGCGGTAGCCAAGCATGGGCATCTGTATATCCCTGAGCCAATAGCTTTCCGTGCATCGCGAGATGAAGCTTGGTCAAAGCCTCCATCCTCCACGCAGGTGTTCTCCAGTCCGTGCGACCGAGGAAATACACCTCAACCGTCTTCCGAGCGAGTACCGCCTGTACCGGAACGTCGTTTTCATCCACCGCGACCAGCATCCCTACAAACTGAGGGTGATTCAAATCGGGAAAGACATAATCGAATCCCTGAGCCTCATGGATCGCTCTAAGAACGGCCTCGTCTTCAGGCTTGAAATCGCGGATCATTTTCTTATCGGAGGCGTATTTGAGTTGCGGTATGTCGTAGCTCCGAAGGCCGCCGTTCCCTGCGTCGACTGCATGGCCGGTCCTACATGCGTCCCTGAACCAACAGGTTGAGGGGTAGAACCACCGTGATAGACCGCCGTGGACGGTGGAGAGCCAGGATAAGCATGGTCAGCCTTCCAGTAATAAGGCCCTGCACCTAAGTAAACCCTGTGATTCTGCGAGGCGCCCATGTCTATCTTGTGAGCATTCTGAAAGTCAGCCGTGCGCGAGTAGTACGCGAAATAATTGATCCCTCGATAAGCGGGAGCATTGTCTGTGATCTGAATGTCGTGAAACCCATCTGCCTCTGTGACGGACATTCTGCTGATTGTCGCCGGTGAGGCTTGCTGGGCACCGGTAGGGTCTGCATTCAACTGATCTGAGATGGCATTGATTGCTGACTCATGGGAGTCGAGTGCATTCGCCAATTTGTCATCCATGTTACGAATGTGCGGCTTGTTTGGCGTCTGAAAGCGTGTCATTATCTCTGACCTGAAATTGGTGCATTTGGATCGTTGACCTGATAGATCACCGTCGCCTCCTCAAGGGTGTAGCGCATTCCTGGTTGACCTACCTTCAGAAAGAGCTGTCTGCCTTGAATATTCGACGGCCATTCCAAAACCGTATCGATCGCCGCAGCCAGGTCCTGGGCCTGCAAGACAACTGGTGGTTTTGCGAGAGTGCCATAAAGAAGTGGAGTGAATGTGCCGGATCCGCTGATCCTGATGCCGAAGTAGCTATAGGCCTTGCGGAACATCGATACGCCCACAGCGCCGAAGGTGTAATACCCTCCGATAAGACCTAGATCTTCATCGCTGATCGCAGGTCCGCTTCCCAAACCGTAGAATTCCGCACCGATCGTAAACGTTGTACCGATGGAGGTCTTCGTCGCCCAATTCAAGCGGCGGTTCCAAGGGCACCACTTACCCGATCCACCAAGGGCGACTTCCTGATAGTCGTAGACCTGAATGCCTTTGTTTCCTTGAGCATCGATGGTCCCAAGGTAAATTCTCTTAGAGAGAGAGTCGTTGAAGACGCAACTCAATCCGCTGAAGCTACGCCACGTTGGAAGGATCACCGCACTTATTTCCGTCGGGATACCACCCGAGAACCAGTGAAATCCCTCTGGCCCACCCCAGGCAAACCAGCCCTTACCGGATACGGTCGAGTTGGCATCGAACGCACCGCAATTCTCCGCGATGTTGCTGAATACCCATGAAGACGGCTCGGTGGTCCCAATCTGCTGAACCGAGTACGGTCCTCTCTGGGTAATGAAATAGATGGACTCTTGTAGCTTCGCCGTAGCCCTTAGTTCAGTCGCATCATCATTCGGGCCGCCGTTTCCGGTTAGGGCGTCGTAAGCCTCAGGGTTCTGCACATAGGACCATCGCGCAAGAGGATTCCTAGCCGGATTGTCGGCATAGATCATTTGAAAGTCTCGCGCCGTCGCACCGCTCAACGTAATGCTGAGCGTCATGTCATCGGGAACGATGGCCGGAACCTTCAGGCCAAAGTTCGCCGTCAGGTAGCCGGAACCGATCAGGGTAAGTGTTGTAGAAAAACCTGTAGAAGCTGAGGATAAAGATGCCGAAACGACGCCATTTTGAAGCCATGCGCGCAGGGCATACCGCTGATTCGGGGCAAGGATGGCCACACCTACCGCGGTCTGCGCCGCGTTCTGGGAGATCGTTCCGCTGCCCGAAAGAACTGGCATGATACCCATCTGTTGGACCGTCAGACCACCGACTGCGGACCAACCAGCGGGAAAAGGACTCCCCGGGTTCGTTCCGCCGTCCATGCCCATATTCAGGAAGCCGAGGACGGTATTTGCCTCGCCCATCCAAAGCATGCGGTCGCCATACCAGTTCACGCCGCGGGGAAGGTTCAATGCGATCTGCTGGATAAGGTTGTTTCCGGGGACGTCGACCGCGATCCCACTAAGAATGGCGTCGTTGGTAAAATTCAGCGTGCCCGAAGTCGTGACGTTGTCGTAAATAACGGTAGCCGTGCCAAGAATCTCTCCGTTGATGCGCGGGACAATCGGCATCGTAAAATAGCGCCCACCATTGGCGCCGGTGAAGGCAATACCTCTAGCTACAACGTTCGCCGGACCAACGACGAGATTCTGGAAGTTGATCGCGCTGGTATTCGCCGGGATCGTGAACTTGACGATTGGTCCAGCCTGCGTAGTCAGGCCTGTCTTGGTGATGAAATATGGGAAAGCTAAGTAAGTACCGGGAGACATTGACGCTGCATTCCCAGCAAAGGTGATGTGTCCACCAGTTGAGTCGCCATAGATCGCGGATGGATCGAAGACAAACTGCGAACCTGCCGTAATCCCTGTGGCATCCTCTGCCGTAGCAGGAAAGGTCACCGAGGGATCAAAACCGGTGATCGTAAAGGAGCCTGAATTTCCACCCGTAGCTGTAGCAATGATGCGGTCGTCGCCATCCATCGCTCCATTCGCATTCAGGGTGCCATCGATATCGATCGACTGCCCCGCCACTGGCGGTACACCCGAAAGAACCACATAGTCGTAAGTTCCCACTCCACCGGTAAGCGATGTTTGCGTGATGTCGAGCTCGCCTGAATTCAAGGCCTGCGTGATCGGCCAGGAGTTGTTGTATCCCGAGACACTTGTCCCGCTGACCGGGATCAAACTCCCAACGATGAGTCCAGGGACCGAAGTTGCGAAGGTGATCGTCGCCTGCGTGATCTGATACTGTCCCGAGATGGCAGCGTCAGATCCGCCTCGGTTCTGAGATCCCGACTCTTCTACGATGAAGGTAAAGTACCAGCGCTCAGCAGAGGCTCCCGCAAAGTTCGGGACACCCAAACCTATAGACGTGACTAGGTGCACACCGTTGTATTGCGCGAACTGGGCTGGAAGATTACTCACCAGAACATTGACCGCTACGCCGGAGTTGAAGAGGTTGGTTAGAACCGGATCTCCACCGGGGAAATGACCGGCCCGCGCATTGGCCGTGTAAACGGTAACCACATTCCCGGGTGCGTTCGATCCGGGACCAGCTGAAAGCTCAATGCCATCGAAGAAGCCAAGCTGGCCCGGGAATCCGGGATCCAGCTGGGTGATCGAGGTGATGTCGTACGAGTCTCCCGCGATCAGGACGGGAGTAAAGCTAGGAGCCGAGCCCGGGCCGCCCTGAGAGACGCGGTACATATTCTGGCCGTCCCACTGTCGCGGTGCATCGCATCCGCCTTGATCGTTGAAGAAGGCCATATACTCGCGCCCATAGGCGGTGACCGAGTTGCATTTGCTGCCTGGTGCTACTTTGTCAATGGGAACGAAGGGCGAACCACTCTGGGCCGCATAGAGCACTCCATTGATATCAAGTGCTAAAACTTGAGTCGTCCCGTCTTTGGCAAGGAAATCTTCCCGCCAGACAATCTCTGCAGGCATGACCAACTGCTTCAAGAATGGCGGACGCGAACTCATGCCGTTGACAGAAAAGATCATGTCAGAGCAGTCCGGCGAATAATCCGGAGGGCACTTCTCGGCCGGCGTATCCGTCCGCAGCCCCAGGAACTTAGAGAAGGTCGCTGTAGAGATCTTGTCTACCGGCAACGCCTACGCCTCGCAAATCCATACCCCTGACGTCTCGTCTGCGTTCGGTTTTCACGCTTCGCTGAACGGTTGGCCAAAATGTTCTTCTCTTCGTCGAGATCCACCTTCAACCCAGCAGCGGCGTTGGCGCCCATGCGCGACTTAACGTCGTGATAGGCAATCCATAGAGACAGACATTCGCCAGCCTTCGCAAACCAGATGATAGGAGGCTTCGTCTGCTGATCCGTAGGCATGGCCAACTTCGCCAGCGAAGGGATGTATCTCAGCCGAATCTCAGTGGGCTGGTAAGCGCCTCCCAAAAGATAGATTGAGTTTTCCCGATACTCCCAATCTCCATAGATGCTGCCGTAAGTGCCACCATTCCACCCGTAGTTGTAAGTCGAACCCAGACCTCCGAGCCTTTGATTCATGGGGTAGAACGGCTCAACCACATTGGTGCGCCTCTGCCACATCTGCAATGGCTCAAGAAGCATACTCGGAAGTGCGGGGGAGGGCTGGTAGTAGTTCCCTGCCGCGTCTACAAAACCGTCATACCCCAGTCGAGACTGAGAGGATGGGTCGGTATAAGAAGCGCTAGCCGGTAGACCAATAACCGCTTCGGCATACATCGCCGACTCAACATTGTTGTCCTCAAGCCAGTTCGCGAGACGTCCATAGCAGAAGTTGAGAACCACCCATGTACGCGGATCATCATCTCTGAGGATCTGGCCGGTGGTTCCCCCCTGCATGTCGTTAATCAGAAACCGGGCATACTCCAGAATTTCATCTGAGGAGTAAAAGACTGGAGATTGTTCGCCCGGGTCGACGATCGGCACTTATTTCGCTCCCGAGACTTGTGCCTTCATCGCGTCGAACTGCACCTGATTTATAACTTGATGACAACCATGGCAGATGCTCGCCGTCGGGCTCACTGCGATAGTGCAGAACGGGCATACCGTCATCTCGTTGGCTTCGCTCAACCAGGGCTTCTTCACGTTCAGGAAGCGCGCTGCGCGAAAATTCTTGTCGTCGTAGACACTCTGCCGCTCATGGGCATGCGCCGACGCAAAGTATTGATCCGTCTTCGCCAATACCTGCTGAAGTTGAGGGATGAGCTTTTGCTTGGCCGCATTGATCTCGGCCTTTGTCGGTTCTTCGTTATGCGAAGAAAAGACTCCCCAGCGGGTAATGTTCTCCTGAGGACGATCCGTGCCTAGAATCGCCTGCACGATATCTTCTCCGGGAATCGCACGCGAACGATAGACTTCGTTCTCTCCAAAGTGGGGATAGATGTCTTCGAATGTCCCCGGAACGGCTTGAGGTGCGCGCTCGAACGGTTTGCCTTCAGGGCAGGCCGGAATGTACCAAATCCCGCAAGTTCCGAGATTTACCGTGTACTCGTTCGAGTAAATATTGAAGAGGTACGTTGGCTTGCCAGTAAGCAGCCGCGGATCCAATCTTTCGATCGAGACGTTGCCACGCTCAACCTTTCCACGCTGCATATACTCTTCGTGTGTCAACATTTCGTCTCCTAATTGGTGATCATGTAGCTAAGGCATTGCGGATTTGTCGTGGGCGCTGCTGCGACGGTGATCGTAAACGAAGTCCCCGCCGTCCTCGCCGATACCCACTCCTGCGCGGGGGCAACATTACATGTAACGCCGAGCTTGGTTCCTAGCGAAACATCGGAAGTGAGAAGAATTTGGGAGTTGGCTGTCACTGCCGTTGTGTTGACCACAACCGTAGTCGCAGCCGCTGCCACAACTACAGACCCGCCCGCTGCTGCTGCGCAGACTGCTGGAGCAGCCGTAGAAGAACAGTTTGTCGTTGTGCTAACCGTAGTTGCGCGGAAGCTTCCGGCAACCTCCATCTTGAATCCGTTGTCAGCCGATCCTACGCCGACATCTCCGTCTCCAAAGAGAGTCATGTTCGGGCCAACTCCGGTCAGTCCAAGGAAGACCGCGTTGGCCGTCGATCCCGTACCCTGATAGTTGAACCCGAGATAGCCGGAATTTCTAGTAACCGTTCCGTCATGTCCAAAGATCGTGTAAAGGGTGTTCGTCACTGCTTGGTTTGGAGCCAAAATCGACTGCCCCACCATGCCCGACTGCGCCACTTCAGAATCGGTGATAAGAAACGAAGGAGTCGTGAACCCGGTAACCGCTGTGGTAGCAATTTTGGCGTTGTTGAACGTCTTGGCCCCAGTAAAGGTCTGCGTCCCTGACAGCAGCCCGACGTTGCCCGGGACGATGCCTGAGTCAGCTCCATTCCCGGCTCCGTCACCAGAGATGAGGTTCGTGGTGCTCGGAATCGTCGCTCCACCTCCTCCTCCACCGCCTCCACCTGTGCAAGGGTTGGCAGTTCCGCAGACGTGATACTTTCCATCGGCACCAAGACCGAGCAGGAGCATAGCCTGCGCGTTGTCATAGCTTGGACCCGCCGTCCCTGTCGTCGCAAGAGAACTATAAGGCGAGCTCCCACTAGCCGAGATCAGCCCGATCAGCGGAGGCGCATTGAAATAGCTCTGCGCGTATGCGGCGCCTGCCACGACGGCGACGGGAAAAGCCAACACCAAAAGACTTTTTAATTTCATCGGATTAGCTTTCCTCCTGCCTTCGGCAACTTGGCATATTCCTTGTGCGAGACGCGGCCAATGCGCTCTTGATCGCGCTCGAAATCTTCTGGCGTGCGGAAGTTGTTCTTCTTTCCACTAACGGGTTGCTGGATCCGGCCTTGTGCAGCTGAGTCGAACAACTCTTCAATCTCTCCAGCCACCTTCAAAACGCTTGCGCGCTCCTTCGCGGCAAGATTCTCGCGTAGAGCCTGTACGCGCTGCTCATAGGGCAGGTGTTTTGACATTTCAATGCCATGCGCCAGAAGCCGGATGTTTTCTTCTGAAGGTTCCCAGTCGGATGGGTAATGTTTCACATAGAAATGGATACCCGAACGGGGATATTCGCCATTCAGAAACTCCATAGTTGAGTTCCAATTCGATTCCGGACCAGCCGCCTTGATTGCAGGTAGCCACATCTCAAACAGCCAGCAAGGGTCTAAGTACAGATACTCAGGAGCGATTTCTCCTGCGAAGTAAATCATCTTGCGCTCTGACCAAATCAGGCGGTAGTTCGGATCCCCATGGGGGTTGTTGCCGAAGACGGAAAGCATCTTTTCGACGAACTCTGGAGTGGACTTTCCATCACGCAGTTTCATAATGTCCTTGAAAAGGGTTGGGGCCAGCCGAAGCCGACCCCAAAGGTTTACAGGTTGGCCGGAATCGAAAGAGCCGTGATCGCGCTCTCTTGAGCCGGGTTGATACAGAACACGTCCGCTTCCAGAGCCCAATACTTCAGGTTCGAGGCGACAACCGAACCATCTGTAGTGGAGATGACCGGGAAGACGGTCTGGGACGATCCGGGAGGTGAGTACGGTCCCAGTTCCTTCGTAGTTGCCATGCCCCAGTTCTTCATGAGCATGGAATCTACCCGGGTAGGATCGCCGTGGAGCTGAGTGATCAACTCACGACCAGCCATCGTGTCTGGGGTGGTTGCAGGCAGACCGTCGAAGGTCTTGAGCCCCTGACCGCTCTGAGGACGGAAGATCTGAGAGATCGTCACGCCCGCAGCTTCCCAGCCCGCTGCCTGCTCAACACCCACAATGAACTTGAGGGAATTCAGCAGCTCCTTGTTCTTCGTGCCGATCTTGCGAATCGACAGCTGAAGGATCGCACGGACCATGACTGGGGTCAGAGCACCGCTGCCGGCAATAGCAGAGATGTTGAGCTGACCAGGATAGGTGGCGCGATTCAGGGTGAGAACGGTTCCTGTGTTCGCCGAGACGTGGTAGTCATACAGCGAAGAGAGCGAGGAACCAGCGGTGCCAGGGGAGCCGTCCACCATAACAAGGTCGCCCACTACGGTGCCAGCGGGAGGTGCGGCAACCAGAGTGATCTGCTTGTTGTTGGCGTCGACTGCGGCCACAGTGGAGGGAGTTGCGGAGCGAACTGCGCCACCGAGCGAGGCGTAGAAAAGAACGTCCTGACCGATGTAGAAGTTGTTCGCATTGGCGACGGTGAGCACCGAGCCAGCGATGGCCGAGATCACACCGAGCGTGCCGGAGGGCGAGAAGAAGAGAGCATCCAAGAATTGCTTGAAGTTCTCCATCTGCTGCGACTGCTCAAGGGAGGTTAGGGAGGCTACCGACTTCTCACCGGTATTGGTGCCCCAGTAAGCTTCGGTCGTCGACTCGAGAGCCCAGAGGAAGCCCTTGGTCGAAACGAAGCCAGGCACGGTGTTGATCGAACCACCGCGACCGAGAGTGCCGCCATCAAAATTGGCGAGGCGACCCTTGCCACCGGGAGCGATCTGGAGCGGGATGCGGAGAGAACGCTTGGAAACAGGAACTGATCCAAGCCCACCGTTCCTCATGATCATGGTGATTACTTTGTCTTCACCAGAGAGGAACAACTTAGGGAGATTGCCAAGGACCTTCTCTTTTTGAAGGCCAATGACATTACTTGTATTCGAAGCAGCCATAACAAACACCTGTTGGTGTGCTTGCTGGTCACCCCTTTCGCCCTAAGGCGCAGCCCGGGTAGTGCTGTGTAAGACCTTGCAGCGGATGATTTTTATTGCGGGTGGTACGGTGTCACTGCGGCGCGACAAACGTTTTCGCCAGAAGGCATGGGTTTACGCCCCCACAGTCGCTATGCAGTTGACGAAACTTGAATTGCAGTGGTGATGGCTTTCGGCCTCGTTAGTTGCATTCGGAGTTGGTGCGATCGGCTACCGTCTCTTACTCGTGCTGCCACTGCAAACTTAGAGAATGATCGCGATCGCTAGGCCCAGCCAGTGGCCCAGCGGCCATTCTTCAGTTTGGCTTTACCTTCCATGAGCATCGCAGTAGCCTCAATGGTCGAGCTCCATGTGGGATCAAGCTCATGCCAATCCGGCATCTCCTTCAGCTTGATTGTTCCGGCCTCGCTCGGCTGAGCTTTAGCTACAGTTCCCTGCTTCGCGGGAGTCTTCTGTCCTGCCGCCGGCGCGATGTTGCGAAGGAAAGGCTCAATAGTCTTGGCTGCCTGCGGGAGAAGTCTCTGATACTGTCCCTGGATGTAAGCCACAGACTTTGCCGCGTCACCGGAGCGGTAATAAGCTTCCAGCTTGTCCTCAATCCCGGGTACAGCAGCCAGCAATTCGCCAACCTTGCGCTGCACCATGCTCTGAAACTCTTTCATCGCCTCCGGATCGACCTTCCGGTTGCCAATGATGCGATCCAGCTCCGGCTTCATCTTGTCTGCCAGGAACCTTTCAGCCTTCTCGGCTACGCCAGTCTCGAAGGTGGCGCGCCGCTCTGTCTCGAACTTCTCACGATCCTGCTTCAACTGCTCTTCCCGCGGGTCCGTGCGCTTCTGCTCGAACTCGGCTGCCTTCTGGTTCATGTCGTACATCGAGTTGTAGATCTCGGCGATGACGGCGGCGGCGCCTGGGTCCGACTCTTTGCGCGCCTCATAAGCTGTGCGGAGATTCTGAAGGCTGAAGCCTGCGTTCGCCATCGTGTTCAGCGTCAGGCGGTTGGAGTAGTACTGATACTGCTCAGGAGCAGCTTTGGCAAACTCGTTGATTACGTGCGGCGCGGTCTTGAGGAACGCTTCCGGATTATTCTCGCGCAACGTCTTTACAAAGTCTTCCTTACCTTCCGCAAAGTCGCGATCGATCTGCTGCCACTCCTCGCGCTCGGCTGCGATCTCCTGAATACCCTCAGGGCCGCCGATCTCCTCAATCAGCCCCTTCGCAGCCTGAGCTTCCATCGGCGTGGGGAATGCAGACCGGTACTCCTGATCCGAGTAGTAAAGCCCTTTGATTTGCTTGGCTACCTCAGGGCTCGTAGCTTTGAGGCTTGCGATTGCCTTTTTGAGCCCATCCGGCATCTTGCGGCCGTCAGGCTGAGTCTGCTCACCCTCTTTGGCTTCGGCCTCTTCTTCGTCTTCGGAGGGTTCGTCGCCTTCAGTCTCTTCGCCCTCTACCTCTTCATCGGGCTGCTCAACCTCACTCTCGACGTCGGTGTCTGGCTGTTCGACTTCCTCTGCACCTGTTTCCGGCGCTTCGATCTCGGCGGTGTCCATTACCATCTCGTCCATTTACACAACTCCTTTGTTCATCGCATCTCTCCGACGCAGTAGCCTTCTTCACGCTCGGTTGAGACATCCGATAAGTCCGGTGTCAAGCTGGCTATCTCCCACTCTTCCCAGAAGACGCAGGCTGCCGCAATGCTTTGTTTAGCTATCCTCTGCATGGCTTCCATCGACAACTGTCGCGATTCTGATTCAGCAGACATTGCCCTGCCAAACAGTTCTCCCGCCATCCATCTCTCTCGATCCACAGACTCGGGTTTAGAACTGGTCCTTAGTCTGCGGAGCACATCTTCGAAGATCACATGGCACCTATAGGTGGTGCGTTCGCTGCTGCTTCCTGTGCCTCTTGTGCCGCCACATCTTCGGGCGTCAGCGTGATCCCTGCCTGTGCGGCCATTTGAATTTTTCCTGACGGCGGTAGGTCTTTGTAACCGATCGCCTCGCCCGGGCCTTTCGGCGGGGGCGGTGGCGGCTGCATCGCCTGCTGCTTGGCTGCGTTGATCTCGTCAACCTTCTGCTTGTACTGCAGACCATAAAGCCTGACGTTCTTGAACCAATCCGGATTGTCGCGCTTTGCATCCTGACCCGCGGGCGACTGAACCCAATGCTTTACCGTCTTCCAGCCAACTTCATAATCGTCGTCCTCGAGGAAGTCCGTATCCAGAGGAATCGGGCTTACCTCGGGGATCTGAACCGGAGGCTGACCTACGCCCGGGAATGCCTGTTGTGGCATCTGCGTCACGTCGGGCTCGGGAACCATATGCTCCATCGCCGCGATGTCTGCAAGGACGTTATTGCGCATGTCCTCACCGGGGATTACTAACTCATCCAAGCCAATGTACTGCTTCAGCGAATAGAGATTGTCTGGCTCCGTCTCGAGAACCCAATCGGCAATAGGGCCGCCGATCTGAAGCAGGCTCATCATCTTGTTGGACTTCTCAGTCCACGTCTCGGGGAAGTTCTCATCCGATTCGTTCGTGAACGAGAGCCCCTGAAGATCCGTAGGCGACAAGCTGACCGCCTGCGGACGTCCACCCTTCCGTAGCGCCGGCAGAGTCGTGACGATGTTCTTGTCATGATTAGCCGACATCTTGACAGCCCGCGTCATCTCTCGCGCATACCATGCTGTATACGGCTTCCAGACGATCGCCATCTGGCCAAGAGCCATATTGCGGGCCTGCGCATAGCCTGAGGCTGTCTTCTGATCTTCCATTTCAGCGCCAAAGATTGCTGGCTGCTGACCGCTTGCGAACTGAGCCTGAGGCCCTTTGAGGTTCTCCGCATAGTTCATTAGCTGCTGAGGAGGATTGATCGGCTGCGTCTGGAAGAAATGGTTCGACGCTGCCTCTCCTGCCTTGCGCGTAAACTTTCGGCTCTGCCCCGGCATCTCTCGGGACTTATTCAGGCCGTCAATATCCGTCGTGGTATCCCAGTACGTTGTGGGAATGCCGTGATCGAACATCTCCTCAATTAGGTTCTGGGCCGTGTTGGCCGAATCCTGGAGAGACATTGTCGTCTTGCCCACACTCGGGCGGCTCATGCCGTCACCCGGGAGTGGGAGGATGACGTCTAGTTCTCCATCGATCTGACAGTCATAGCTATCCAGATAGACATCGCCATTCCTGACTAAACAAAGACCGTCGGGATGCATCTCCTCCAGCAGTTCCCTGTCTCCCTTGTCGAAATTCTCGAAGAACTCCGGCCGCATGTAGCTCCAGGTCTTCGTAGACAGCCCATGAGCGTCCTCACCGGTCTGCACATCGATCGAGGTATCTGTCCCAGCCTGGCGCTTCACAGCGATGCGTGCGTTGCGCTCGTAGCTGTCACCGTTGCCGCTGTTGATCTTCTTGCGGGCCTTGTCATATTCCCGCTTCATCTGGACGGTAGGAAACTCGTCCTCAAGCTCTATCAAAGCGTTGTTCTTCAGCGGGACTTCAATGTCATACTTTGCCGTGATCTGAACTCGGCTTTCGAGCGTGCCCCAGAACTCCGTGATGATCTTGCCATCGTCCCGCTTGACCGTCCGGGTAATGATCCGGCTATCAGTCCACATCAGGCGCGCCGTTTCCATCTGCTGCGTCGGCGTGTCGTTGAACTTGCGATAGACGCGCTCGTAAGTCTGCGCCTTGGCCGTGTTCCTTACGCTGGTCGAATCGAACGGGTCATCGGCTTCAGCCCTTACTTTAGGTCTTGCCCCCATGAAGGTGGAGATAAAGATCTTGCCGTAAGGCTGGTAGATGTTGAACACACGATCGTTTGGAGAATCATTGTCCGGCGACTCAAACGTGATGTTCTCCGCATCCTCGTCCCACCAGATCTGTTGAATGTCTCTGAAGTAAAGCCTTTGGTCACGCGCCAGCTGAACTTCAGCCATGCGGTTGGCCTTACCCTTCGAATTGTGCTCGATGATCTTGGAGATGATGCGCTTCTGGAGCTCTTCGTCGTCGGCGAGAGTGCCAAGCTCCTCGTCTTCCGTCTCCTCCGTATCGATCTCGGGCAGCTCGTCTACTTCGTTCACTCAGTCACCAACAGTAGATCGCCGCGGCGAATATCAGCCTTGGGCCATGCACGCAACTGCAGGGTTCGCCGGTTAGGGTAGACCTTGCGAATCTCCGTCTCGGCAATGGGCTCCATCGTGTCCAAGTCACGGACGATAGCAACCTTCATGCCCTCATAGAAGACATGCGCGTTCTTCACCGTCATATAGTTCCCTTCGACACCAAAGACACAAGCCAAAGCGCCTATCACTTGCCGGTCAGCCTCTTCAGCATGCTCGAGCCTTTAGGCATAGCCTTAGCGCCTGCCTTCTTGAAGAACGCTGGCTTCTTCTTGTCGTCCAGCACCGGCTCTTTCATCATTGCTTTCACACCGAATAACTTGCCCATTAGACATACTCCGAAAAGGATTCGAGCTTCTTACGCTTCGTTCGGGCTGCTTCCTCAAGCTCACGCTTGCGAACAACCCAGGGTTTGCGGCGGGGAGGGCCGTTTACTTCAAAATCGTTGGGTGCACTTTGTTCCGCTTTTAGAGCGGCTATTTGCTCAGATACCTTTGCTTCTAAGTCATGGCCTTCAGAAATGATCACGTGAGGGTCGTGCAGAGGAAGATCGTCGATAGAGATGCGTCGGTCCTTTTCGCTTTGTAGCCAGCAAATCAGCATGATCGCCCCACCGAGGAACAGTCCGAATACAAACCAGAATGCGCTTATCTCGCTCATCGTCGCCTTCTCCCGCTCACCGAAAACTCAGGGCCGCTCTGTTGCGCCCTAAAACTCAACTCAGCCATGTAAGCCGTCTGGTAATCTCCATGCTGAAGCCGCGCCATCTGTTTCTCGCCATGCACAACCTTGTCCGGCTTACGTCCGGCGCCCAGCATCGACTGCAAGCCATATCTCAGGTCATCGGCAACGTCCATTGCCAGAACAGCCATGCCCTTATCTGTCTTCACAACGTCGTCGAGGTCCTTCTCGTTCCGCATCAGCACCGGAATCGTCTCCAGCGCTTCGGGGCACTCAGACGAGATGATCCAGACCGTGTCGCCGGCCTCTGCCTCCATCTCCTTCGTTCTCAATTCAGGAGGCGTTGCCCAAATCCTCGTGTTGTTCAGCAGCTCATACATCAACTGCCAGCCAGGTTTGCGGCTGTTGTCTGCGCGCTCCGGCCAAGGCAGACCGTATTTCCCTAACTCACGGCCGATGATGATCGGCACCGTATCTTCAGAATCTCTCTCACCAAATTGCTCAGGGGAGAACGGATACCGCTTCAGCCTCTCTCGCTCATGCTTTGGCGTGCGCGAAATCAACTCGGCTGCCACTTGCGAGCTTGTAAACTCATTTACGATCAGCCTACGGTAGGTCGAAACCACCGTCAGCGATCTAGGGACACCCCAGCCCAGCCAATGCTTTACCTCGCTCGGCGTCAGCGTCGTCTTGCCATGCCAATGCGTCGAACAGTAGTGCGTCTTGCCCCAGTCTGTCGACAGCCAGCGCGAATCCCAGGGCCGGATGATGCCCTCACAAACTTCAGAAGACTTCAGCGTGGCCTTGTAGTCAAACACGCGACCGAAGTAAGCACCTTCGAGCGATTCCCACGATCCAAGCAAGTCTCTGGCTCGGATTGAGTCATCCAGAGCGTTCAGCTTCCTGCCGTATGGCGCCCGCGTGATGAAATACTGGAAACGCTCCTGATCCGTCCAGGAGTAGTAATCCTCTTCCGTCAAGCCGTCGGCTTCAATCTCTGCTCGCGACCACTCGAAGTTATCCCAAGGAAAGACGTGAATGAACACGTAATCGTCTGGGTCTTCGTTTTCGTTGAACTTCTTGACCGGGCCGAACCGATTGCGAAGCTCTTGTATGCCGATGCCGCCCATATTGAAGAGCAGGATGAGCTTAGGCTTGTACTTGCCCTTGCCGCGGATCGCAAGGTTGAGTTCCTGAATCTCTTCCCAAGTGAATTGTTCCGCTTGGTCCAGGAACAAATATCGGATGTTGCCCGAACGAAATCTCCTTTTGATGTCTTCAAGAGATTCCGCATAACTGCAGCCAATAACTGAAGTGTTTCCACCTGCGGGTATGCTGAACCGCATGTAGGTGTTGTGCGCGAAGTCATCCAGCACCGGAAACTCGCGCTTGATCTGCTCAAAGTGAAACTTGCGGACCTGATCAGAGTTCCGCATTACATGCTCGAGGACGACCCCGGGCTGCTCTACCGCTAATACGAGGGAAACTCGATCTGCTCCCCCAGACTTAGCAGAGCCACGGCCACCGCCAACTCCGATGACCGTTGCCCTATGGTTCTCGATGTAATCGAGGAGCAACCCTTGCTTAGGCTGCAGGTGAATGTTGTGCAAGGCCTTGACGCTCTAGTTCTAGCCTGTAAGCAGCATCGATCGACTCGTAAAGATCGTAATGAGCCTTCACGATGGCCACTCCGTCTTTTGTCTCCATCGCCACCGGCACAGAGATCATGTCGAGAGCAATACGCCGCAGGTCTGCCAGATAGGTGAGCCGCTGATCTCGTGTCAACGGCTTCCAGGTTTCAGTTGCCATTACGTCTTCGGGATATCCTGGACCGCCGGCGCGCTCTTCACAGTCGAATTCGCAGCAAACTGAGGCGAGTGAGTGTTGGCAAAGATCTCAGCTGCGCGCTGGTTGTTGAAGTACTGCACGAAGTCACCCTGCGTAACCTTCCAGAGCTTGTTCGCATCCTCAACCTTCGTCGCCTGCGGGTTCGGGCCTTTGACCTCTTCCACCACATAGCCATTCATCTCGTAGTGATACTCCTTCACCGGTTCATCCTTCAGGGCTTCGGCGCGTTCGCGAGCAATCTTCTCAGTCGTTGCTGTGTGGTAAGGAATGCGAGAGGACGCGAAGTCCAGATGTTCAGGCACCTTGTTGGCTTCGACCGGCGTTCCCTTTACTACAACATCCTGCGGGGCTGCATTGCTTGCGGGGACTGAGCCCTGCCCTACCTCGGCGCCATCGTATCCACCCGTAACAGAAGCGGAGCCTTCCGGCAGGCCATTTGCATTCAACTGCTCACCACCATTGTTGTACTGCGTCTCGTCTGCCATCTATCGCTCCTTTGAACCCGCTCGGGTCACTGTGAATTGGATTGGGCCACCGTCCTCGCCCGCTAACTTGTGTGATTGGCTAACCTTGCCCTCCACACGGTCCAGCAATTCCTTCATTGCAAAAATGTCGCCCTTAGCAGAGGAAGCAATCAGTTTGAACGCAATCATTTGCCCGAATGTCGCATCGGGCCCATAAATCTCGGTAAAGATTGGGGGAAGCTTGCCACGCATAGCCTCAGGAATCGGCTTATCCAGTTGTTCCCGCACGTGGTCTGTCACCGGGGATTTCTTGGGCCTTCCTCCGGGATTACCTGATTGTCCAGGCCTCCAAGGAGTCAGGTTCTCAATCATGCCTGCCACTGAACTCTCCACTGTTCTGAGCGGACATTACGCCATTCCTCTCGTCTGTGCCTCTGTGCCCATGCGAGCCCGGTAATTATCAAGGCATGCATTTATCTCAACTCGTCTCATCCACTCATCAAAAATCGGCCAGATCTCTTCCCAGCGGCCCACATATCTGGCTTGGCCTGAAGGGTATTCGAAAGCCCAGCCATGACCGAAGCAGTAAACCTTGGCTTTCACTGCTCTCTCTTGAGAAATCGGCCTCGGGAGTCTCTGAGGCGCTTGGTCGAATCAATGCCGAACCTGTATCCGGCGTAAAACAACATCGCTGCAGCCACGCATGCGAAAAAGAACACCATAGCTGCAGCGATCACGTTGTTCATGTTTAGACTACGGTCGAGCTCGGAGCCGCGGGGGTTTCGTTGTTGGTGTTGTCGGGGTCAGCCGTGTTCAGAGCGTCTACTACCGCCTGAAGCTTGTCGACTTCTGCCTGGAAGTCCTCGGGCTGGGAGCCGGCGTCGATCTTGGCCTGAAGATCTGCAATTACATTGGCCAAGCGGGTTCCTACTTCGGTGATCTTTGCGTCAAGCTGGTCGCGTGTCGATGCCATGTTCTTCTCCTGTTGTTTGATGATTAGGTAGGCCAATGCCGCGTTCACGAGGGTCATGTAGATACCAAGTTTGATCATCGGCTTCGGAAGTCTTCCGTTTTGTTACCCTTCCCACTGTTGCAAGATACGCAAAGTGGCTGAATATTCGTAATATCGCTGCTGCCGCCTTTAGAAGCGGGTATCACGTGGTCACGATGGAGCGTTCTGTAGTTTCCGGGCATTTGACATTTCAAGCACTTACTACCGGACGCCTCCACAAGCTGTATCCACTCCGCGGTCGTATGCTTGCCACCAGCTCCTCTAATCCTGGCGCGACGTATATGGCAAGCCGTTCGCCGACGCTCTGGATTGTTTCGTTCCCAGTTCTTTTTGCATATAGCCATCTTTTGCGGATTCGCATTGGCCCACTCTGCTGCGCGGAAAATACACTTCTCGCGATTAGCCGCGTAATAGGCTCTCATTGTCGCTTTACGCGTTTCCTTGTTTTTCTCGTAATCCAGGCGCTTTCGCTCTTGAACCACATCTGGGTTCTCGAGTCTGGCCTTCTTTACACGAGCCCTTATCTGATCCCGGTATTTCAAATAGTAGGCTGCGTTGTAGGCTCTGATTTCATCAGATGTCTTCGCCATATTTCCTGTCCGATCGACTCTGCTGCCAATTTTTGTATGCATGCCTCGTCGTTCTCTTAAAGCCCAAAAATTGGGCGTCAAGGCTGGGGATTCTGGTCCTCCAATTGAGGCTGAAGCCCGCGATGACGTCGACTAGAACCTCATAGGCATAGCGAATCCGCGGGTAATTTCTAAGCTTGTTCGCGTCAGGTAAGAAATTGGCAACAAAGGCGTTGATCGTGATGAACGCACAGATGTGAAAGATATCCTGACGGATGAATCTTTCCAGGCTGCTCATGAGGACCGTTTCTTTACCTGCAGGAAAATGCTGATGCTCATTCCCGAACCAAGCAGGATTCCGATTAGTCTCTCTTCCCCCTGAATCCCTGCCATGTCCGTCGAAAGCTTGTTCATCGTCTCCCACTGTTTTTGCAATCTCTCGTCCGTAGACGTAATGTGCTCATTCAGAGCTTTGATATTGGTGTCCTGTACGGCATCTTCAACCGTCATCACAGATGACTGAGCCACGACAGGAGGATAGTGACCGCCAAACAGGGTGAACAAACACATTGCGAGGATCACTACTCGAAGACTCAACAAAATGACGTCGTGAACCTTGGCCCGGGACAAATGCTTATGCCTTTGGTGCGTCCGCGGCAGGCACCGGAACTTCCGTGTATTTGCTCAGATCAAGGCCG